TCCAAAGCGCGTCAACTATATGCCCGAAGCTAATACCGCTCCCTGTGCCGTCTAGCGTGGCTCTGTATGGCGTTACTCCCCAGTCTGTTGCCAGTTCCTTCCATTGAATCACCAATTGATGAGATAACGGATTCTTTTTGTCGGAAGTATCCTCCACTAACCCCCTATACTGACAAACATGGAGATGATCGCGCCCACCAACTTTACCAATCTTCGCAACACCAGCGTAAGCCCTATCACCTCCACGGGTAAATGCAGGATCTAGCGCCGTAATTACAATTGGCGTCCCCTCCCATTCAGGCTCTTGATCTTCCATTGCATTGTTCACAATGAATTCACTCTCTTGGTAAATCGTATTCCCCGCTCCTTCAGGACACCAGAATGCTTTAACGAAACGATAATACCCTCGGCTCTTCTTACCACCTCTAGCGTCTGCAATCCTGTCGCAATACATTTGATCTGGTTGCCAGAAATACTTCTCTCCATCAGGCTCTGTAATCCGTGGACTTAACTCAGCATTGAAACGAATACACATTCCATACTTCGTTTTCCATTCCTCATCCTGTTCCGTAATTGTAGCCCATCCACCAACTGGTTCACACAAATCAGCAAATGGATCACTAAATAAATTCGGGTTACCCAATCCACCAAAGAACACCCGATCGTTGGACGTAAGGTTATCCCAAGCAGCTTCCAAAATACCATCTCCTAAGTTCGGCATCTCGTCCGCAATCACAACAACATTCGGACTCTTAATACCAATCAATCCACTACTGGCTTCTCCTGCTTCAGCCTTACCTGCCGCAACAAGCTCAATACCACTGTTCCTCGTCAGTTTCCCTAACTTGTTTACACCCTGAATTACTCCAAGGCTATCCACTAACTTTCCAGGACATCCCATCCTTTGTGCTTGTGCATACAACTGTGTAACACTCCTCCAAATCCTTTTCCTTGCGTCAGCCTTAGTCGTGCTCATGACAAACACATATGTGTCTGCTGGCCGACTCCAAAACTCCACCAAGGCATACAAAGCAAAACCATCACTCTTGCCACTAGACGAACATCCCGCAATACCCAAAAACCTCTTCTTCCCCCCATCGCCAATAGCACTACGAATCATCTTATTCGTCCACTTATTCCAAATAACCCTCCTTACACTCCCATCACAATTAAATGCCAAGTCCACCACATTCTTGAAGTGATCCCACTTCTCCTCAACACTGCACTTTCTATGCGCATAGCACCATAACTCAATCGTCAACTGATTCACGCCAGTCGGCCAATTGTATCCATACTTATCCATGCACCCTAATTAACCCATACCCCTTATAGACTCAAGGAATTTTTTTTACGAGAATTTTTTCACGAGAATTTTTTCACAAACGTTCTGTTCCATCTGTGTAGTCGATGCAGCGGAGTAGGGGAGTCAGGTGACACCCGCCGCCCCTCGACCAGTCAGCGTCATGTGCTGACCACGTAGTATCTGTGTGTGTAGAGCGATAGCTCTCCCTTGCACTGCATTACACTTAGGTAATGCACTGCTTGAACCAAAGTAACCAACACACATATGTCTGCTACTACTACCACCCACATCTACAACAACGAAGAGCTGATTGCATTCCTCGATAATATCCACGGTGAGATTGATATCTCATCTGAGGATAGTCTGGTCTTGGAAATGTCTGCGCCCTATGGCGATCCATACGTAATCGACGTCAGGGCTACAGCAGTTTCTGATAGTTCTGCTTATGCGGATGCCAGAGACATTGAAAGGTTCATTGCCAGATACGGTAATGCGCTATCAGTCATTGCTCGCGCAGAACTAGATTCGCTTCTAGCGTCTGCGGCTGAAGCTGCGTTTGATTGTTGATGTTTCCGCCCTGAGCAAGGCGTTAAACTGCTCCTTTAATGCAGCCAATGGCGGTCACAAGCCCGCAGGAAGAATGCAGAGTGGAGCGTCATAGGTTGGTTCCTTTCGCCAGATTGCCTCGCGGTTGAGGCTAATGTGGCACACACACAAACCAACATACATTATGACATTACAAGATAAGATCGACAGATCATGGATTAAGGCACGTAACGACGGCTCACTCAGATCAAGCTGGGTGAAGTTGGCGATGAAGCTACAGGGATTGAAACCAATCGTCCCTCATCGCGTTTACGTTAAGCCATTTCGCAAGGAGGTTCTGCCTCCTGGTGCTAGCATCGTTCGTCGATAACCTCGCAGAGGACACCGCCCTGAGCAAGGCGTTAAACTGCTCTCTCTCACTCTAGCTGGATAGTCCTACACTTCCAGCCCAATCGAGTGATTGGAAACAGTAGCATCCTGAACGTATGCCCTGATCATGTGGATGGTGAATGCATGACACGCCGATGAAGCGGCAACTACACAATATGGTAATGTATAAAGCACTGGAAATATCTCCTGCATGGAGAATCGAGTTAATGCGTCACTACCTTGATTTCATTAAGGTGGATCAAGGCACGTTACACTGTCATCATGTCACGTTACAATATGACGTTGATGAATATGATAACGACATTGACTACAGAACAACAATAATGTTTACCCACGCAGGAGTAAGTTCAAGCGGGGTAATGGCATTAAAACCGTTCCTTAATAAGCGGATTGAATGCAAGCAAGACAATCCACATATGACAGTATTTGTTCCACATGGCGCAAGTGCTAAGGACGCAAACACAATTACAAATTGGGAGCCTTTGTTGTCGCCATGGATTGTGGATGTAAATGAAAAAACATTGCATGGGAAGACACCTACTCCAATAGTTTTCAGTAATAAAGCTGAAGTCATGGCTTGGCTTTACGATAGGAATTATGAATATATGGACAATGTTCGATATTCGATTCTGTCAGACGCTGCAAGTTATACGCAGTATGAAATACAAAAAGCTAATGGATGCTGTAGATTTGTTGATCAACTAATCATTGTTGGCCAAGAGTTGGCTATGATCGGTTGCAATTACGGACATTAACATCCCCAACCACTGCTCATTTTAGCCAGACTAAAGTGGGCAGAATTGGTGGTGTCGCAATGACAACACTCGGTAACTCCTTCCGTCTAAGGAGAGACTATAGATGCAATGAAATACGATAAGCAACGCAAACAGAATAGCCACGCAAACGCAGTGGAGAACGCAACTCAATACTTACTTTCTCTTCCTGCGAAGAAGAAGGTATGGGTGAAACCGATCCAAATGGTGCGGTTGGCCTTTGAGTTGCGTCATAACTATTTACCGCCCTTGGAAAAGGGTGCGCGGTTATGACCAAGATTGGCTCATCCATCAGTCGCAAGGCTGGTGGGAGAGTTATTGTTGTAAGCCTTACCCCTAAGAAGGTTGTGCTTATGTTCCCTAATGGTAGAAGAATTGAAGTGACATGGGAACACTTCAGGAAACACTACGAAGTATGATAACAATACATCATGTAAAAGAAGCGGGGCAAGTTTCCGCAGACATCCACCTCTATTGTGGTAGGGGTGAGAATAACGTCAAAGGGTTAATCAATGCTCGCATGGGTAATCCCTTTATCATGAAGAAATGGGATTTGAGTGAGCGCGACAGGGTATGTGATGCCTATGAGCGCCATCTTGAATCCCTTCCTGCCACTGCTAATGAATGGCGGGTCATTGAGCGTATGAAGCAGAGACTAGCAGAGGGTAAGACTATTGCTCTCTACTGTTATTGTTCTCCCCAGCGCTGTCATTGCGAGTCTATTAAGAATCGCGTAATGGCATAACCTCCAATTATCAGCGCCTCAGTTTAGCCAACTAAATTGGGGCGTTGTCTTGGGTGTTACCCTAATTAACACTATCCTACTCTCTATCCACACAAGAACAGCAGGCAAAAACAAGATCAATCTTAGTTGCCTTAGTGGTTTGAGAACAGGCAAAGGGGAATACATTGTGATTACTGGAAAGACCAATACCAATACAGATTATTCTGGCTCTACACGGGGCTAAAACATAAAATCCATTGGTATATCAACATCCTTCCTAGCAGTTATTCTGTACTACATGCCTACTTCCTACCATAATTACTTAGGGTTATGGCAAAAACACCATGCGTCTAGATCGCTCTACAAGCCGATTTAAGCATAGCTTACCCATCAGCCGCTATGGTCACCCTACTCGGTGGTCAAAACCCCCTAGAATCGGCTGTATTGCCCTCATTTGGGCGCATTTATGGGTGTTTATTGCTCTTTTGTGCAGTTTATTTGCACATGTGCGTATTATAGGCTCTTTTGTGGTGTATCCAAACTTGGCTAAAGTAATCAGATGTCAACAATAGGAGAAGGATTAAAACCATTGGTTAAGATAGAAAGGTTAATACTACCGTCTGTCTTTCCTTCATCTGGGTTGATTGCTTTATCAAGCATCTTCATAGCTTTTTCAGCCTCCGCGAAATCCTGAGGTATGGGAGACATAAGCCAGAAAGTATCAAGA